CAGTATTCCGCGCCCTCCTTGCGGCAGTCGGCCAGCACCAACAGAAGCCGCTCCACGAGCGGAGGGTAGAGCCAGGCCGTATTGCATCGCCGCAGCAACTCCGCAGCCATTCACCGACTCCGGAGCAGCAGCTGGTCCACCTTGGACTCGATGCGGTCTAGCCGGCCGTCCACCCGAGCCGCCGTCTCCTCCGCAATACGCAGGGCCGTGTTGGCCGTCGCGGTAGCCGCCGACACCTGAGACGCTGCCGCCGTCTCTGCGCGCGAAACAATGCTGTTGCCGACGCTGATGGCGCCAAACACCAGCGCTGCGATGGCGCCAGACAGCCAGGCAACGGCGGCGCGGTAGGTGACGAACGAGTCGAGGGGCGGGGGCTTCACTTGGAGCGTCCTTGCTTGGGTGGTTCTGCCTCCCAATTGGGGGCGCGCTAAGAGGCACGGCCCTAAGCTAGCCCTGCTGGGGCTGCTGCAGTTCCGCGAGCTGCTGCTCAAGCACCTTGACCCGGGAGGACAGTTCCTGCACGGCCCTCACCAGTGGCGCGATGAATTCGCCATAACGCAAGCCGTAGACGTCCGCGTCTTCGTCATAGATGAGCCCGGCAAAGTCCTTGCCGCCCAGCACCTCCTCGACGTGCTGGGCGATGAACCCATAATGAGGCCGCTTCCCAGGGACGGGGACTGTCTCTTCTCGGAACCTGGGAGTCCCGTCCTCATTCTCGCCGTCCGGCACTTGCTGCTGGACGTTCTGCCCAACCTTCCATCGGTAGCTGACGGGCCGAAGCGCCTCGATAAAGGACAAGCCTAAATCGCTGTCCTTTATGTTGTCCTTTAGCCGCTCGTCAGAGGTGTTGATGACGTTGTTGTTCGAGAATACTTCTTTCCAAAACGCCCCATTTGCTCCGAGGGTGTAGGTGTTCGCCCCATTGGGGACGAAGTGCCCGCCGGCCTGGAGTAGCGCACGCGTTGCGCCTCCGGTGAAAAAGCGGAAAGCGTGGCTAGACTTGGTGCCAATCTCGCCGCCGCTGCTGCTGACATAGGTGCCGACCTTGACGGTGCCATCACTGTGCAGGAGGCCGTAGGCAGAGGAAGCCGTGCGAACTTCTAGCTTTTCTTCCGGGGCGCTGACGCCTATTCCGACGTTCCCGTTGTTCTGAATGCGGACCTTCTCAGCCGTCAAGGCCTGAGTGTCATTCGAGGCACTGTTGTTGCCGACGTTGAAGGCCAGATATTCCGTGCCCCAAGCCCCACCATTGAATCCCGCCACGACATCAGCCGCGCGGCGCGGTTCGTTGTCGCCCGTTGCTTGAAATGTCGGGTACAGCGAAAGCGCGCTGCGCTCGCCTTGTGCGGCGCCAGGCGTTCGGAAAGATGCAACTCCTGCCGCAGTGCCAACGGAGGGGCCGCGAACGGCAAGCCGGAAGCTGCCTGTTGTTGCCGTGCCGATTCCGACGTTGCCGCTGCTGGTGGCAAACGTAGCGCCGGCCGCTGAGGACAGTGTGCCTGCTACGGCAATGTTAGTGTCCAGCTTCGCGGATGTGACGGAGCCGTCTGCAAGCTGTGACGTTCCGACAGCTGACGCAGCAATAAAAGCGCTTTTTTCGAGCTGGATTGTGTCGACCTCAAACGTCGAGGAGCCTGCCGAGCTAAACCGTCCGATGACGAGGCGCGCATAGACTGACTGGTTAGGCGAGACAAATTCCGCCGATGTCGTCAGCCACTGCAAATTAGTGTAACCCAGGGACAGGTCCGACGTGGACATAAGTCCTTGTGCCGCGTCGAGCCACTCAATGCGGGCGAGTTGGTCTGAGCCAATGTGCGAACGGCGCCGGACGGACAGCCTATAAACGGCGTTTGCTGAAATCTTCATCAGCGCCGCCACGACTCGCCCCTGCCCGGCGGCCGTGCCAAAGCTGAGAGCGTAGCCGCCGGACACGGCGCCAACCGAGCGCGCAACCCGCGTGACGTCCGTACCCCATGCACCATTATGCATGGACCACGCATCCGGCGGCGCGCTAGCCCCAAGCGTCCAGGCTTCAAATTCGCCGTTGACCGGATACTGCCCGTAGTCTACCGCCGGCTGAAGCATCCGCGGCGCCGCGTAGCCTGCCGTGAAAGCCACCTCCGCGGAGGGCTGGCCCTGCACTATGCGGCCCGCGTTCAACTGCCGAGGCACTGCGCGGGCGTAGTAGGTGCGGCCCGGGATGAGGTTTTGAACCTCGAGGGACTCAGCCTTGCCAAAGGCCGCCAGCGTGCCGGCCGCAGGCGCAAACCCGGGCGAGGCCGAGACGTGCAACTCGACGCCGTCGAACTTCGCTAGGCGGGACAGCTTTTCGTCAATGCGGAATTTCGCGCCACCAGCAACGCCGGCAGCATCCACAACGCCGAGGGTTACTCCTCCCATTGAGTCCTGCAGGGAGTGCGCGGGCGCCACGCCTGGGCGGCTGTCCCACTGTAGCCACCTGTCCGAGCCGCCCGACGGCTTGCCGCGGCACGTCAGCGAGGTGCGGAACGTCTGCTCGCCGTCGCTCCCGAGCTGCGCCTCGTGGCTGTAGCCGACAACGGCAAGGACCTGGTCCGCGTCGAAGTGGACGTTGTTGGCCGAAAACCGATACAGGTCCCCCAGCTGTACCCAGGGAAAGCAAAAGGCCTCGACGCCGAGGGAGGCGTGCGGGGTCGAGAGGTCCGCCAGCGCCGCGGAGGCCAGCGCGTCCGCTTCCGCTGATGTGTCAATGGCGCTCGTCGCCTCCTCGGCAATCTCCATGAACCGCCGCCCGTAGGCGGCAATAGAAGCCGAGTCCACCGCCTGGCGATACTTGCGCCGAGGCGTCTTCCCGTCCGTTCCGAGGTCCGCTGAGTCTCCGTAGATGACACGAACCACGTTGCGGACGTCCTCAATGCCCATGTCGAGGGCGGACACGTCAACGTAACTCGATGGCGAAAACGTCCAGACTGGCACCGAGGCCGCACGGTCCGGCCGGTACAGCTGCAGCCGCCAGCTGCCGCCGCTGTCATAGCGCGGACGCAAGTCCCACCCGATGAGCTGCGCCACCTTCCGCATTGCCTCTAGGACGGGCTCGCGCTCCTGCTTCCACGGGCTCATCAGGAACGAACTCGCGTCCGGCGCATACAGCGCCACCGAGACGGGCGAGTCGTTGAGCATCTGCTGCAGCACGCCCTCCATCGTCACCGTGCCCGCTGCAGCGGTCGCCACTCCGCACGTCCAGGTGACGCCACCGTCCACCACCGTCGCGCCCACCGCCGTCGGCCAACTGGGCTGTGTGGTGCCGGTGATGCCAGTGGTGACGGAGGTGGCGCGGTACAGGTAGCCGTTCAGCGTAGTGGGGACGCAGAGGTCGCCCACGGCCTGTGTCTCACTCGGCGCCCAGATTAGGCACCCGCGCTGCACCGCGTAGGTGGTGGGTGTCAGCCCGTACAGCCGTTCGCGCTCATAGAACGAATCGGACAGGACGGCCACCGTGGCGTCCCGGCATTGCAGCGTCACCGACTCGCCGTCCGCTACGGAGATGCTGTCGATGCGGCCGACGAACAACTCCGTCCAGGTGGGGCTCGTCACCAGCTCGTCGACGGCTCCGATGTAGAACTCGACGCGCACGCGCCGGTACAGCGCCACCGGGGGCGAGGGGCTTGCGCTCGGGACGTAGCCGCGGGCCGTGCCGGATGACAGCATGAGCGGGGAAAGGCTGTGCTCGAACACCTGGCGCCGGAGCTGAATGCTCGCGGTCGGCCCCTGCCCGTCGACGTCCTCCTGAATGCTGACGCCCATGAGGAACCGCTGGTCCCCGAAGTAGGAATCCACATCCCGAAACACGCCGCCGGCATCCTCAAGCGAGACGCGAAACGCCGGAGCGTAGGCCCCGGACGCAACTCGGACGGACTCAGCAGCGGATAGCGGGCGCATCTATTCCTCGCGGAGCGTCACGGAGAGGGAGCCCGCCATCGGCGTCCAAACGCCGCCAATCCACGCCGGGGCGTAGTCGAGCGAGGACACGTCCCCGCGGACAAAGACGGGCGCGCTTGCGGAGCTGCCAGGGAATAGGTCGCCGTAGGCTTCCAGCCTTGGCAGCGGCGGAAAGGGTCGGCCGGTCGCGTACAGCAGCGGCGGCCATGTAGTCGGCACCACCGCTGGCAGCGCAACCAGGTCGTCCATTATTGCGTAAGCGCTGAACTGCAAATAACCAGCAGAGGCAGAATAAAGCGGCGTCCACGCTGAATCGTTGCGAGCCCCATTAACCCACGTTTGCCCTAGCGAAGTTATTACAAAATGCAGCCACTCGGCGCCCGTGTAGTACCAAAACAACACACTCCACGATGGCCCCAGCCTTGTGGCCGCTAGCGCCGCGCTGGAGCCCATTGACAACCGACCCACGCCATACTTCGGCGCGGGAGACGTCGAGCCCACGGCCGCCGTCAAACCCGAGAGCGGCAACCCCTTGGCGCTGTATAGGTTGGCGTCAAAACTCCAGACGTGCCCCTCGCCGCGAAACAGCGCCATCCATGCGAGCTGGTCTATTTGGGACGCGACGGGAATGGTCAGTTCAAGCACCCGCTTCTGCCAGCGCCGATTAAGGACGGCCGTCCCGTCAAAGGCGCGCGTCCGTTCGCCCACCTCCTCGACGCTGCGGGACAGAGAGTCAGCGCCGACCGGAACCGTGATGCCGTTGATGACGAGTGCCGGCATGGATTAGCTCCCGAACGCCGGCAGACCACCGAGCGTCCCGCGCCCCTTCTGGAAGTTTCCGCGCCGCCGGATGGCTTCCATCTTTGACCAGATGGCCTCCGGGTCGTTGCTGACGGTGGTGACGTATGTGTCACCGACCAAGGCGCCGGCAGACGAGCCGAGGTCTGCCGGGAAACGGGCCGTCGTCCCTGTGTTCGTGGCGTTGTAGCGCGCCAGGTCCACCTTGAATCCGCTCGCCGCGTTCGTCATGCCAGACGCCAACTCATCAGCAGCCGCGGCGGCAGTGCCGAAGGACTGCGCCGTCGTCAAGGCAGAGTCCCAAGTCATTGAGACGGCCGCCGCCAGTTGGTCCTCGTAGGTTTGCGTCGATGCCTTGGCGCTTTCAAGGCCCGCGGCCCACTCTCCGAGAAACGCGAGCGGCCTTTGTCCGGCGATTTCAAATCCGGCAATCACGGAAAAGACGGATTGAATCGCAGAAACGATGCCGTTCCAGACATTCAGAACGCCGACGACGATGCCGAGAATGACGATTGCGACACCCTGCATTGTGGCAAACACGCCGCGCAACGCCTTCTCGAGAACGTACATCACCGGCAACAGGGCCAGCTCGAGCACCTTGGCAACCAGCTGGATGATGGGCGCGAGGGCGCCGAGCAGCGTCCCCAGCACCACGAACACCGGGAGAAGCGGTTGCAGCACCTGACTCACCAGCGGAACGAGCGGCGCAATAAGTCCGGTCACGGCCTGCACCACTGGCGCCAGCGCAGAAACCAGGTCCGCAACAGGCACCAGCAGTTGCCCGAGGGCGTCACCGAGTGCAGTAAGAATCCCATCGAGTGACTCGGTTAGGCGCTGAAAGCCGGCGCTGCCCTTCACCAGCTCAAAGATAACGGCGACCAATGCGCCGATTTCCCCGCCCGCTTGCGCCATAGGCCCAGTGGCCGCCTGGATGACGCCGCTGACCTTGCCCATTGCGCCGACAACCTGGTCCCGAAAACCGGAAAAGGCCGCCTCGCTTGCCTGCTGCAGTTCCTTGGCGGCAGCTTCTGCGTCCAAGTACGCCTGCCGAGTTGTGTTGAACCATTCGCGCACAACTGGATTGAGGTCCCGAACTTGCGCCAGCGAGTCCTCAAGGTCCTCAAAGTCCGCGAGCGTTTTAAGACGGCTTCCGTCGAACTTGTCGAGCCATTCCGGCATCTTGCTTGTGACGCCGGAGCGCCTGGCACCCTCGCCAAACGTCGACGCGCCAGCAAGAAACAACTGCGACTCCAGTGGGGCGCGGTCCGCGCGCAGCCGGTCAACGTGCTGGGCCGCCTTGCGCTGGTCCTCGTTCCACTTCTCCCAGGCAGATAGGTACTTCTCCGCCTCGCCGCCCTTGGCCCCCAGCTTGTGCAGGAAGTCCCGCACGTCCTCGATGCCCTTGATGCTGGAGAGCGCCTCGCCGTTGAACTTCTCGAGCGCGGCCGGCACGTTAAGCGCGCCCGCCATCTCCATCGAGTCGCGCAGGTTGCCGCCGCGGCCACGCAGGGCGCGGAAAGAGGCCTCCATCTTGTCCGCGCGGAGGCGGCCGAAATCCTCCGTGGCCTTGTCTGTGAGGTCTTTAAACTTGCCAACCTTGGTGGCGTTGGCCGGTAGCAGCTTGAGGAATCCCTCCAGCTTCGCGCGCATGTCGTCGGTCATTTTGCCGACGCCGCTTTTCATCATCGCCAGGACTTCCAGCGTGTCGTCCTTTAGTGCATCCAGGCCCGAGTCCGTGGGCAGCTGCGCCACCCAGTCGGCCACCGTCTTTCCGAACTCCTCCCACCCGTCGACGTCCACCAGGCCGTCAATGTGCAGAGCCCGAGCAAGGCCCGCGGCGCCGGACACCATCAGCCGGATGACGCCGGCCCAGTCCTCGGCCACCTTGATGAGATATTTCTGGAACGCCTTCCAGATGTATTCACCGACGCCGCCGAGCTTGTTTCCAAGCCAGGTTGCCTTTTCGCTCACCCAGCCCCATACGGCCGCGAACTTCTCTTGGATGCCTCCGAGGTTCTGGTCCCAGGCTTCGCGCACTAGCCCCGCAATGCCGATGAGCAGCGCGACCGCCACCAAAACGGGAAGCGTGGACGCCGACAGCAAGCCCATTGAAGACGCCACAAAGCGGACGGCCGTAGCGGCCAGCTTGAAGGCCGGCTCCAGCTTCACCGCCGCCATGCCTACCGCGGACACGCCGAGCGCAATCTGGATGAACTGCGTAGCCATGGCGCGTTGTTCCGGCGTCAGCTGCCGAAACAGCGTCACCACCCGGCCCACCGTGTCCGCCATCTGCTGCAGCACCGGAAGGGCCAGGCGGGCCACCTCGATGGCCACGGCCGTCGAGGCGTTCTTCAAGTCCTCGACCTGCTTTTTGACCTGGGCGTCCTTGCTTGCCGCAACAGCCACGGCCGCGCCGACAGCGGCCGCGACCATGTTGGACATGTCGCTGGCGTCCTTGCCGAGCCCCTTTAGGTTGCGGCCGAACGACTCAATTTTCCTGGCCGCGCCGTTGAGCTGCTTCTGGAGCTTCTGCGTGTTGGCCGTCAGGGAGACGTAGAGGTCGCCTACTTTGAGTGCCATTGCCTACCGTCTCCGCGTCTTGGCCTGCGCCCTGGCCTTGTCCATCTCCTTCTTCTCCCGAGCCGCCCGCTGCTCAAGCCACGCCGCCCAGACATGCAGCTCGTCCACACTCATGCGCGCCGCCAACTCACTGACCGTCATGCCCCCCAGCGTGTGCGCCAGGTGGAACAGGAGGTCCGTCTCAGGCTGCGCCGCTGCTTTTGCGGGCGTCCTCCTGGTCCACGTTGACGAGCGCCAGCGCCGCAGTGGCCACCTCGTCAAACCACCCGCCCGCCGGCAGCTCCAACAGGGCCGCCTCGTCCGCGGGCTCAAAGGCCTTTCCGCCCGTCTCGACGTCCCAGGCGCACGCCATCACCGCCGCCACCTGGAGGCGCCCAAGGTCCACCGCGCCCTTTCCGTCGCCCGCTACACCGGCCGCCTTCAGGATGGCCGAGCGCCCAGCCACTGACGGCTGACGCAACTCCACCTCCAGCGGGCCGCCTTCCACGTCCAGCGTCAGGCGCTGGCTTCGAAACTTGGTGGTTGAGAGCAACGCCCCGCGCAGCTTCCCCATTAGACACCCCAGCCGAAGGACACGGACTCGCCCGAGGCGGCAGTCTTGGCCGTGCCACTCAAAGAAACGGACAACTCCACGAGCCCATCGCTGGAGCCCTTCTCCTCGAAGGACTCCACAAGCGCCCACCCGCGGAACAGGTAGCCGCCCAGCCCTACCTCCACCAGCACCGGCAGGCCTGCGGCATGGATGCCTGCCACGGTGACAGCCCCGGCGCCGCCGTCGTTGTCCAAAAGCGCGGACTGCAGGGCTGTAATGCTGGCCGTGTAGTCCCTAAGCGTCAGCTTTTTGAGCGCCACGCCGGCCGAGTCCAGCGTTGTGGAGTCCGCAAGCGTGCCCTGCACGGAGATGCTGAACTCGCGCACCTCCGCAACGGAAAGCAACGGCAGGTATTTTGCCGAAATGTACACTGGGCCAGTGACGGTGTAGCTGTCCGCGAAAGTTACCAACCCGAACAGATGGTCCACCGTCCTGTTGCTTTGGGCAACCTCGACGCCGTTGTCATAAACCGTCACAGGCCAGGCCGGGTCCAGCACCCGCCGTGACGCACTCGTGACAACGTAGGTTTTGCCGGACACCAGCGTCAGGGACGTGCCGGATATGGAAACGGCCGTCCCGGCTACCTTCACCGAGGCTGCATGCGCGGCAATGGCCATCGCTACACCGCCGACTTCGCGCCGTTCAGTTGCAGGGACGCGGAGAACTCAGCCTTGCCGTCCACGCCGCCCTTGACCTCGTAAGACTCCACAATACACGGGTAGAGGTAGCCCTTGCTGCCAGTGGAGGCGTTGGGGTCCCACTGAACCGTCAGATAGACGTTGGCGCCCGTGTCGAAGCTGGAGCGGATGAGCGCCTGGGGCGCGTCCGCGCTCTCAAGGTCGCCGGACAGGCTGAACGAACCGTCCTCGAGGCCCGCCAGCTTCAGCTTGACGCCGGCTGAGTCCTTGAAGTCGGTAACGTCCAGCATCGTCTTGCTTGAGGACGCGGAGAAGTCGTTGAGCCCCTTCACCTCGTCCGAGCTGGTGGCCGTAGCCGAGGTGGACTTCACGTAGATTTTCGCAAGATGCGCTGCAATGGCCATGACGTTGTGTCTCCTGTTACTGCTGCTCAAGGCGCCGCAGCGCCCTCATCATTGCGGCGCCGACATTCTTTTCGAGCGCACCGCCGCGCCCGTCTGCTGCGCGCTCGAGAAACTTGGGAGGCGTGCCCGTCATCCGAAACCGGTCTTTTACGCCTGGGAAGCCATAGAAACCCTCATGCGCCTGCGCCGCATAGGGCGCCTCGTATCCACAGGTGACGGTCATGCTCTCGCCGCCTTTGGATGCCTCGCCCGGGGCAATGAAACCAGAGCCAGCAAGGTCGCCCGTCTCAACCGGGATGCCCGAGCGGGACGCCACCATGATGTGAGCCGCCTCATTCCGCAACACTGGCTCACAGTCTTTGAGGACCTCCTTGGACGCGCGCTGCAGGCGTCGGCGCACGGCTTCCATGCCCTCAATCTGAATGAACGCCCTGGCGGCGCCAATGTTGAGCCGTGCCATTCCCCCACCTAAATGGGGGCGCGTTTTCGGTCTGGCGCGAAACACAAGGGGCGCCCCGTTGCCAGGGCGCCCCAAGTCACGGCGTCAGCCGAAGGCTAGGCCTTCTGGCCGAGGTCCTGGATGGCAACGCGCATGCTGCTCGCCGTCACTGCATAGCCGAGCCGGACAACCCGGTCCCCGGAGCCAAGCGACGAGTACGGCACGGCCAGTCCCGCGGAGCCGAGGTAGTAGGGCTCGCCAGCGGTGAGCCCGCTAAAGCCCGTCAACCAGCCTGCGCTCACATATGGCACCTGCTGGTTGGTGTTGGGGGAACTCACGG